GGCACCCGCAGACGGTCGCGCTCTGGGAGTCGCTGCGCCGGTCGCCGCTGCTCGCCGCCGAGCCGGAGCTGGGCTGGCAGTTCCTGGTCGACACCGCGCTGATGCACCACACGATGTGGGCGAAAGGCCGGTGGGAGTTCGCGTCCGAGGTGCGGCTGCGCCTGGCCAAGTACGGTGCCACGCCGGAGGACCGGATGCGGCTGCGCATCAAGGTCGCGACCCCGGTCGACGACAAGCCCGCTGACGCGCCCGCCGGCACGGCCTCGGCCGCTGCCCGTCGGCGGAACCTGCACATCGCGGGCTAGGCGCTGTGCTCGCCACGCAAGGATTCGTCGAGCTGCCCACCCACCAGGTGACTCCGTCGGAGTAGTGGACGCGCTGCTCATCAGTCATTTGCACATCATGCTTGGTCGGTGATGGGACATGCCGTGGCGCGGCCCCGACTACCCGGGGGAGTTCCCGAGCCTGGGCCCGCAGATCGTCCAGTGGTGCGAGAGCTACCTGGTGCACGGCCCCGGCGACGTCATGGGGGAGCCGATCGTGCTCGACGACGAGTTCTACGAGTTCATCGTGCGGGCCTATCGGCTCGATCCGGAGACCGGCCGCCGGGTGTACCGGCGCGCGTTCCTGTCCCGAGCGAAGGGCAGGGCCAAGTCCGAACTCGCCGGCATTCTGGTCTGCGCCGAGGCGCTCGGCCCGGTCCGGTTCGCTGGCTGGGACGCCCGCGGGAACCCGGTCGGCCGGCAGGTGAAGTCGCCGTTCATCCGATGCCTGGCCACCGAGGAGGGCCAGTCCGGGAACACGTTCGACAACGTCAGCACGATGATGGCGCACCTCGTCGAGGTGCACGGCGACACTTATCCGGGCATCGACTTCGGGCGCAGCGCGCAGACCTCGAGCAGGATCCTGCTGCACGCCCAGCACGGCGAGATCGCGCCGTCGACGGCGGCGGGAGCGTCGAAGGACGGCGGTAAAGAGACGTTCGCCGTGTTCGACGAGACCCATCTCTATACGCTGCCCGAGCTGCGCCGGATGCACGACACGGTCCGGCGGAACCTGCGCAAGCGCCGCGAGGCCGAGCCGTGGTGCCTGGAGACTTCGACCATGTACCGGCCCGGCGAGGAGTCGGTGGCCGAGCGGACCCACGCCTACCACCAGGCCATAGTGGAGGGCCGGGTCAAGGAACGCGGGCTGCTGTTCGACCACCGCGAGGCGCCGCCGGACGTGGACCTGTCCGATCGGGACAGCCTGATGCGCGGCCTGAAGGCCGCGTACGGTCCCGCGTCCGAGTGGATGGACCTGGACGGCATCATCGCCGAGATCTGGGACCCGCAGAACGAGGTCTCGGACTCGCGCCGGTACTGGCTCAACCAGGTCGTGGCCGCGTCGGACGCCTGGCTGGCGCCGAGTGAGTGGGGCCGGGTCGCGGACGCAACCAAGAGCCTGGCCGACAAGGACACGGTGACGCTCGGGTTCGACGGCTCGGTCCGGGACGACTCGACCGCGCTGGTCGCGTGCCGGGTCGAGGACGGACACCTGGAACTGCTCGGGTGCTGGGAGCAGCCTGACGGGCCGGCCGGTGACGGGTGGCAGGTCGACCGGACGGCCGTGGACGCGGCCGTGTTCGGCGCCTTCGAGCGGCTGAACGTGGTCGGGTTCTACGCGGACCCGGCGTACTGGGCGGACACGATCGACCGGTGGATGGCCGAGTTTGGCCCGCGGCTGCACGTGCGCGCGAGCCAGCAGCGGCCGTTGGAGTGGTGGACGAACCGGCCGAAGGCCATGGTCGACGCGCTCGCCCGGTTCCATGAGGCCGTCCTGACCGAGCAGCTGTCCCATGATGGCGGCTCGGTGCTCACCCGGCACGTTCTGAACGCCAGACGACGGGTCGGGCGGTCGGGGATCACGATCAGCAAGGAGTTCCCCGGCTCTCCGCGCAAGATCGACGCGGCGATGGCCGCGGTTCTGGCCTACGAGTGCCGCGGGGACGCGGTGACGGCCGGTTTCGCCCGCCGACGGCGGCAGCGGAAGGCCTACGGATTCTGATGAGGAGGCACGCCCGTGGCGGAAGCCTCTGACCTGCAGCCGATGGAGTGGCTGGCCCGGCTCGGGCCGAAGCTGATCGACCGCCAGGACATCGTGGCGTACTGGCGCCGCTACTACGAGGGCAACCAGGACCTGCCGTCGGGCCCGAACCAGCACGCCGAGGCCTACCGGCGGTTCCAGCAGCTCGCGCGGACGAACCTCTGCTACCTCTGCGCCGAGTCCCGGGTGCACCGCACCCAGGTCATCGGCTTCCGCGAGGTCGACGCCCGCGACGACGCCGTTTGGAAGCTCTGGCAGTCCGCGAAGCTGGACGCGCGCCAGTTCGGCATCTGGCGCAAGGCCTACTCTCGTTCGGCCGCGTACGTGATCGTCGGGGTGGACCCGCGGAACTCGACGCGGCCGCGGGTGACGATCGAGGGTCCCGAGAACGTCATCGTGGAGACCGACCCGGCTGACCGGTCGCGGCGACTCGCCGCGTTGCGGATGTGGCACGACCCGATTGTGAAGCGCTGGATGGCGACCCTGTACCTGCCCGGCGTGCGGCACCACTGGGTGTCCCGCCAGGAGGCCAAGGACGCGGCCGCGACCCGGCTCAAGTTCTCCCCCGATGCCTGGATCGCGCGCTCCGAGCCCGGCCGCAGCCTCCCCGAGGTGCCGGTCGTGCCGTTCCTGAACGGCGACGAGTCCGACGAGCCACGAGCGGCGTTCGCTCGCGGCATCGACGTGCAGAACCGGCTCAACCTGACGTTGCTCAACCGGCTCACGGCCGAGCGTTACGCCGCGTTCCGGCAGCGCTGGATCACGAACTACGAGCCGGAGATCGACGAGGCAACCGGCCTGGCCATCGCCCCGTTCCGGCCGGGTGTCGACCAGACGTGGACACTCCCGCCGCCCGAGGCCGGGCAGCCGGAGAGCAGGTTCGGCGACTTCCAGCAGACCGACACGAGCGGCATGCTGCGCGGCGTCGAGGCGGATATGCGTTCGTTCGCGGCCGTCACGCTGACCCCGGTGTACTACCTGCCCGGCGACCTCATCAACATCGGCGCGGACTCGATCGCCGCGTTGGACGCCGGCCACATCGCGGACGTCAAGCAGTCCATGGCCGTCTGGGGCGAGGGCCTCGAGGAGGTCCTGCAGCTCATGGCTGGCGTTGCGGGCCTGGACCGGGACCTGTCTCAGTCCGAGGTCGTATGGGCGCGGCCGGAGAACTTCCAGCCCGCCGTGGTCGCCGACTACGCCTCGAAGCTGCGCGCTGCCGGCGTGCCGCTCTCGATGGTGGCCGAGGACATCGGCTGGACGCCGCAGCGCGTCGCCCAGCTGCGCGCCGAGCAGGCCACGGACGCGTTCATAGCCGCGGCCAATGCACCCGCGGCCGCACCTGCCCGCCCGCCCGCGCGGGTACCTGACGACTCGTGAGCCTACAGGCCCAGTCGGACCTGGTCGACGCGCTCATCGTCGGTCTGACCCGGATCCGTAGCGGGCTCGTGCGCACCATCGTCGAGATGTTCAGCTCGCCGGGCTCCTGGCGGGACGCGGACGTGGATCGGTTCGTGGCTCGCGCGGTGCCGCTCGTCGGGGGCGCGCAGCGGGCCGCAGCCACACTCACCGACGACTACCTGTCCCGGGTGATCGCGGACCAGACCGGCGAGCCGTACCGTCCGCACGGCGTCACCTGTCCCAGGTGACGGGGCCGGCGGTGCGCAACGGCGTTGCTCCCGAGCGCGTGTACCGGCGTCCGTTCGAGGACGTGTGGTCCTCGCTCGCGAAGGACTCGCAGGAGCGCACCACCTCCGGCGTGGAGGACGTGCTGCGGGCCGTGCGCGACGCACAGCGCTCGCCGCGCCGGACTGAGGTCACGGTCTCCGGCGGAGGGCCGACCGCCGAGCGTCGTCCGGTGCGGGTCGAGGTCGCCGACGGGCGCAAGCCGTTGACCGAGGCCGTCGCTGCCGGCGAACGCCGCGCGCAGACCCTTGCCCTGACCGACGTCGAGCTCGCCGTCACGCACACGGTGCGCGAGCGGCTGGCCGCCGAGCCGCGGATCAAGTACTACCGCCGCGTGCTGACCGGCGCAGAGTCCTGTGGGCTGTGCGTCATCGCGTCCACGCAGCGCTACCGCAAGCGGGACTTGCTCCCGATCCACCCGAACTGCGACTGCGTCGTTGCGCCGATCCTGGGCGACGAGGATCCGGGCCAGATCATCAACTCGACGCGGATCTCCGACGATGCGCTGCCGACCGGCGAGACCCGCTCGGGCGTGCCGGTCTACGACGACGACGGCCTGATCGACGCCGACCTGCTGTCGCGCGACGTGCACGACGCGATCCGGCGCGAGTTCGGCGACGTGGCGTTCGATGCCCGCGGCATCGACTACCGCAAGATCCTGCTCGTCGAGCAGCACGGCGAGCTCGGACCGGTGCTGACCGTCGCGCGGCACAAGTTCACGAAGCGCCAGATCGACCAGCGCGACCTGGCTGCGGGCTAGCAGTACCACTTACGGGCGCAGAAGCCGCCGGTGAGCGCTCCGTCGGGCAGGTCGTCGCCCTCGCCGGCAGGCGCCGGGACGTAGACGTCGTCGCTCGGCGCGACCGGGACTGGCTCGACGCTCGGTGTCGGCGCCCAGGTCGGCGGCACCTGCACGGTCGGCTGCGGCCGGGCGGGCGGCTGAGCCGCGACCCGCGGCTCGTCGATCGTGAGCGCGATCGCGAACACGAGTGCGACGAACC